CCTGTTTAATTTGTGGGCAAATTTTTTAGAATCGATGCCTGATTTTTCTTGCAAAGCAATTTCTTCTTTCAAAGCTTTAAGAAAGCGTTCAGAAAGATTAAAGTTTTTAGGGTAAAACATACGTTGCTCTCTTTTAATCATACCATATTGTTCCATTAACTCTTGAAATTTCATAAACGTAATATAGAATACTTATCTGTATGACAGGCAATTACAATGAATACACTCATGCTCTTGGGTACAAAGATATCTATCTTGTACCTAATTATAGCGAACTTGCATCTCGTTCTCATGCAGATACATCTGTAAGAATTAAGGGCTTTAAGTTTACTTTACCGATTATGCCTTCAAATATGAAATCGGTAGTAGATTTAAAGACCTATCATTTGTATGATAGTCTAGGTCTAGCACCTATTATGCATAGATTTGATATGAGTAGTGTTGATATACTTCGTCGTATTAGCACTGACTGGAAGGCTATTAGTATTGGTGTAAAGCCTGAAGACAGAGATAATTTGGATGCGTGTAGACAGCTTTCTATTGACCCGTCTTGCGTATGTATTGATATTGCTCACGGCCATAGTTTGGCAATGATGGGAATGATTAAGTTTGTACGAGCGACATTTCCTAATACTATTATTATTGCAGGCAATGTTACTACCGGAGAAGCCTGTAAAGATCTAGCCGAATGGGGAGCTGATTTAGTTAAGGTCGGCATCGGGCCAGGCCAGGTCTGTTCAACTAAGAACAAGACTGGATTTCATATGCCTATGTTTACTGCGATAATGAGTTGTGCAGACGTATCCCCCGTACCGATTATTGCTGATGGCGGATTTCGTGAGAACGGTGATATTGCAAAAGCATTAGTTGCTGGTGCTACGTTCTGCATGATTGGTGGTATGTTTGCTGCCTGCTCGGATTCCCCAGCGACAATGGTGAACGGTAAAAAAGAGTATTACGGCAGTGCTTCTGAGAGAAACAAGGGATCCGTTAGGAACATCGAGGGATTCACTACTCATCTAACACCTACTAACACTATTACTAGTAAAGTACGAGAAATTCAAGAAGACTTGCAGTCCGCTATTAGTTATGCCGGCGGAAAAGATCTTTCTGGGCTTGACCTTTCTAAAGTACAATATAGAATTGTTTCACCATGAAAATATTGAGTAACGCTGAACACGCAAAGCTGCTAAAGGCTAATCGAGACGCATATCAGGAGGGATATGATAAGGGTCGTTCTGATGCCCATGAATCAGATTTCATTCAAGACATTTCATTTAATGATGTCGAGTATGTATTTGATTTTCGCAACCCAGGAGTTAGAGTGTTTAGTATTGAACGTTCTGATGTCGGTACTGATAAAGAAGAAACTGTTATTGGTTACCTTGACGTAGAAGGTATTGTAAGGCTATGGCATTTTCATTGCTCGCGGACCCACCACAATAAACTTGTTGAACAATGGAATCAAGCCAAGCAATCGCCTTTTGTAACTAAAAAGAAATAATTTATGAGCAAAGAAGAATATGTACAACTCGAGGCTGTCAGGGAAGCTCTCGAAAAGGTAGTCAAGGACGAGAATGCTATTGAAAAGGTTCTCGATCTTTTGAGTGATGCTACAGTAGCAGTGGATCAAGCAAAGCAAGCTGAAGAAGCAGAAGTTGCTGGTTCCGTCGCAGAAGACGAGGGTTCAGATGAACCCAAGATTAAGAAGCAATACGTTATCCTTGTTTCTGATAAGGATGGGGAAATTAAGCGAGATCTTGTTGGTTGGGTGCTTCAGATGCCCGAAAACGAAGATAGTCGAGACATCGTTGAAAGCATTAAGAAAGGCGCTTACAATTATAATGCTTCGAAGAAAGGCCGTAAGTACCCTGTTGGGTCTATTGGTTCGGCAATTGAAGGCTGTGGTAGTAAGTTCTTTAAGCCTTATAACATTAGTATTAAGACTAAAGAACCAGTACTCGTTATTACGACAAATAACGTTTTGCCTCGCTCATAAAAACGAAAAGCCCCGAAAGGGGCTTTTTTTATGGAGCTGGTACAAGTCTTGGTGTGACTACATTACTACCAGGGCCGTTAGGGAAGTTAGTTGGTAGACCATCGGCCCCTACAGAAAATAGTACCGGTGGCGGAACTCCTATAGTCTGTATTCTACCATTTAATGGAGTTTCAGCTCCAATACCGTCCTTATCTGCATTAAGTGTGCCAATAGTATTAGCTGCGTGAGTTGAAAAGTCATTAGGGCCGATTGGTGTAGAGCTCTTAAGAGTAAGAGGTATATTTTTAAACGCGTGAGAGTGAGGCTGAGCAATAGTTAACGTACCTGCACCTAAAGTGTTAAGATTTAAAAAACTACCCGGAGCTACAGCTACAGCTATAACAGTAGGCTCAGTAGCTCCGCCACCAGGTAATACCGGTAATGAAGGTATTTCGAGTACTAAATTACCTAAAGCATCAGTGTTTAACACGGCCCATCCACTGCCCAAAGCTCCTGGTAGTCCGGTTGGATTAACTAAAGGACCGGTAGCTATTATCTGAGTATTTTCTGTAACTTGATATTCAATTGGTGCCGTAATATGATTGACAAATAACTCTCCTTCAACATAAGCTCCGCCGCCTATTATAACGTTTTTAGAAACCCCTACTGTACTATCAAACACTATTTGACCGCCTAGTAAATTTTTAAACTGTAACGCGTTTGCAGAAACGGTAATTATATCTCCGTTAATATCGATTTGACCATCTTTGGAACCTATATTAATCATTGCGTCAGCTCTTACATCAACAATAGAGCCTTGTAATTTTATATTACCTAGAGTCTGTACTGTAGCACCGCCCGCCCCGGACTTAATATTGAGCCGGTTCATTGCAAAAATATCATAATTACCACCGGGAGTATCCGGTACATATAATTGCTGTATTGTAGGTATGCCGGTAGGTAAAGCAGCAAAATTACCCGCTAATAAATTAGGTTTTATTGAACCTATTATTTCTTTACCGGTTAAAGGTATATAAGGGAGTATAGAATAGGTAGCTGCAGTATTAAGTGTTAAACCGACAGTCGCTACTCTGTGCTTAGTAATAAACTCAAAACTGTTACCCCCAAACCCCATTTTCTTTTCTTGCTCTGACAGACTAGTAGTAATTTGAGAAAGAGTATTTTGTATAGTTGTTGCAGAAACATCTCCAGTCAACTTAGAGTATAAACTATTCCACTGACTATTGGCCTGTATGTTAAAATTACCTACTTTTAACCAGTAGTCTCCTTGTACAATATGATCGTTATCTCTACCTATATAGATGCTATTATGGCCATTAATTGTTTCAAATTTATCTTTTAATGTTAATAATTGAAAGTTTTTTGGATTGAATAAAGCAGTAAATTGATTGTTAAGTTCGTAGAAACCGCCGTTAAAATGAGTGACTTTATAAGATTCTCTATCAGTAGTGTTAATAATCTCTATTGCAGCGCCCCGCTGATTGAGTACTAATTTATTACGATATGTAGAAGAGTCTATAGTGGGTTCTTTTTGTACTCTTTGAGTTTTATTTTCAAATGTGCCTGGATAATCAGGGTATGTATCATCTCCTGCTTTAAATATACTTTTAAACTCGTCTTCTCCAAAAGTAGTTCCCATATATACAGGATAATGAGGTATACCTTCTCTAAAAAATACCCAGACATGTGCGCCTACATTCGGCACAGAAAATAACCCTTTAGCTGCATTAGAATAAGTAGACGGTTTATAATTGTTAGAATATTGATTAAAATGCTGGCTGTTTATTTTAGCCGTATTACCAAAAGCATCGCTTACTGGATAGCTTTCATATAGAGCTCCTGGCTTATTACCTTTACCTTCAGGATCTATTTGAGTTGCAGATGAAGACGAGGTAAAATTAGTATTAGGCTGCCCATAAAATAAAGGAGCATCAGATACCGTATTTGTATCAGAGGGGGAATTATAGTAGTTTGCAGTAGACGCCCCCGCTATAGGGCTACACATTTCTGCCCACGGTAATGTATCTCTTAAGTCATCTATTACACTACTAAGATCCTCTCCGCCTGGAGTTCCGGGAAAACTAAATGAAAAGTCTTTTTTTAATTGATTCCATTTATTGTATATAGTACTAGATATGTGCGGTATCCAAACTTTAACTCTACCTCTATATTCAGGATCGTTATTTTGTACTACTATACCGAGATAAATAGAATTAAAAGTTTGCATTAATTACTAGGAGATTTAAATGTATTAACTTTAGTTATTGCTGTGTTACCCTTAATATTTTTCACTTGAGTGTTTATAATTACAGCTGAATTGTTATTAAGCCCTGTTAGCGCGTTATTAGATTGATATTTAAGCGTAGTTGCAACGTTACCCTTGCTTACGACTTTATTTAAATCTTGTACTGCAGCTTTTGCTTGTTGCGCAGAGGTAGCAATACTTGTTATTTTTTGCGTCTCTGTATTAATTGTACCAATTACACTATCTACTCCCGCTCTTACTTGGTTAACAACATTAACTACAGGCGCGAGCGCTTGTTGAGCTGTACTTACTACAGATTTAACTGTTGTAACTGCTGCTTTAAGTCTACTTACTACATTTGATATAGCGGGTAGCCCCGGTATAAACGCGTTAAGTAGTTTGCTTAAAGAAGGTAGTTTTGGTAGTTTTAATACGAATTTATTAAGCTGATCTATACCTTGAGAAAGAAGACGTCCAGGGGTTTTAATTATATTGTTAATTCTATCTACCGCGGTTGTTATACCTTCTATTTTAGCACCAGCTTTCCAGTCATTAGGAGTAATTAAATTACCTACCAATAGGATTGCAAAGGGTAATTTATTTTTAAGCAAGCCATACCCCGCTTCTACTGTCTGTCTAACTTTAGCCACGCTATTAGTAAAGGCTTGAATTTGATTAATAAGAGCTATATTAGATGGACCCATACCTGATGGGGTATACGTACTAAAGTTTGTTTTTACCTTAGCGTTTAGCGAGTTCATCTGCGCTAATACAATAGGTGGTACTTTTGAATTTAATAACGGATTTATTGGATCTGCATCCGTTGATACGTAACTTAATGAACCTACAGATTCAGAAAAATCTTGATACACGTCCGGATTAGTCGCTGTTAATTGCTGTTTAACTCGAGGGTGAGAGTAAAACATCGCGTCATCCCACCATCCGTCAAACCATTGTGGACTTAAACCGGACAAACCAACTGGTACTTCAAATACAGGATTTGGGGCATATATTGCTATACAGGGATCTCTAAGCTGTACAAAAAAATCGACCTTTGAACCTATAGGGTTAGATGAAAAATCCGCACTGTAATACGCTCTGGATAAGTCTGTTTCTTTTTCATACCCGGGTACAGAGTACTCTGGTAACACTATTCTAGTATTATAGTAATCAAACGTTTTTACAACTGCCTGAGCCATATAGATACTTAGCCTACATCATCTGAAATAGGCATTCTATCATTAGTATGTAGTTTAACCGTATACAAAGTGTTAGTATATTTTTCGTCGGTAAACGTATGAACAATTTTGTTAACATACCACTGACCAAGTAATTTATTATCAAAATTATTAGCGATTGTATTTTGATTTTTATCTATCCCTATAAAACAGTTAGCCTGTCTGTAGGTTGTACCCGGCACTGTAAAGGCTAAACTTTGATTTAAAAACAACATACTTTTTAATAATAAGTTTCTACTATCAGCGTATCGCGCAACTTTGTCTCTTTGAAACGAATACGCTTGCTTAACTATTTTTGCGTCTTTTTTAGTTTTATTTAATGTTAATGCGGCAGTAGCATTCACCCCTAAACTATCTACATAGGTTTTTTGTATATAGTTTTTAACACTTTCTACTGTATTATCTACAAAGTCTACTTTAAATGTTTTATTTTTTAAGTCGTTTGAATAACAAGGATAATTTACAAAAAAATTCGTATTAGTATTTGTAGAACTATCTTCAAATTGATAATTTGTAATTATACTATTAATATTAGAAAAATATTTTAAATCTGTGCTTTTAGGTATTTGTTGAAAAGACGGAATAATACTGTCATCAGATTGGCTGCTACCTGCTATTATAAAATTTTCTCTGTGCAAGACTCCAGTTATAGAACGCTGCTGCACAGCTAATTTAAATAAATTATTGAAAGATTGTAAAAACCAGGTCTTGGTATAACGATCTCTATATAATAAACAAGGATCCCCTTCTTGCTGATTGCCTGTTTTTTGGCTAGTGTGTCTATAAAGTAAATATTCTAAATCATCAATAGCATTATTATTGGCTAAAGAATTATAAAAAATTTTACTTGCTCCTGTATCCCAACTAGTGCTAAATTTAGAATCTTCTCCTAATACAAACTGTATCAAATTTTTTATAGCTAAACCTGTAGGTATTTTTTTTTCTTCATCAGTTAGTAAGGACGGTATTAAATTAGAAGGTAAAAGATTATTTGTTGACCAATCTACATTTATTTCTGAAAATATTTGATAGTCTAATTCCCAAAAATTTAATTGAAGGTATTTGTCTCTTACCGTATTACCGGTAACTATATCTTTTTTATCGTATACTGCGAATACAAATTCCATATTATAACTATCTGGCGAAAGTTCCGCATTTGAATGGTCATCTACTATAGGCGCTATTTTAATTGCTATTATATCTCTACCATCATTACGAAACACATAATTTGCATCTATAGGTACCGTGCCGTCTGGCCTTCTTTCAATTATATTGTCAGGATTGCGTATAACAAGGGTGCCGGTTTTATACCATAATAACCCATCATCAATTATTTGTAAATTAACTAAATTCGCTGTGTTTATTGGAAACACCCGGCCATCGGGATTAAGTAAAGAAATATCGACTAAATACTTTTGATTGTTATAGTATAAAGTATTTGTAGGTATTGGGGTTATTGTAGATCTGATCATTGCTGCTTTATACTTTGTAATACTTCAGTTACTATACGCGGGTCAAGTATTTTAAGCACAGTACCCGCTTTAGGAAATTCTATTGGATTGTCAATCTTATTAACACTACATATTAACCACCATAATTGAGGAGTTGCGTATTGTTTATTAGAAATATCAGTCCAAGTGATGTTATCATACGGCACGGTGTAAGTTTGAAAATAACTATCAGCTAATACATCCGGAAAGTTTACTGTATTAAGCAAATTATAAAAATAAACTTTTTTATCTTTGTAAACATTGAAAAGGTTTTCAAAGTTATACATGTCTAAAGGTTTTAATTCAGGTATATTGTTTTGCTTTTGAGGGTCCATTTTAATATATTAAGGGCCAAACCGTCCATTAGGAAAACCGCCACGCGGGATAAAAGCGCCTACTGTACCACCACCAGAAACCGGGCTACCAGCTCCGCCTGTAATGTCTTCTCTTATTTGTCTTTGAGTTACTCCGCTAGCATTTAACGAAGGATCTTGTTCGGCTCGTTCAGCCTTAAATACTTGTACTATAGTTTCTCCGTCTGCCCATCCAAATAAATTTTGAGTAGTTGTTAACAAGCTTCTAATAGTGAGAGTAACTTTATACGCTTCAGGTATTAATTTAACATTTGGCCCGCTTTCCGGGGGCACTGTATTGCCCGTTGCTAAATCTATATACCTCGTGGTGCCTTCATTAGTCACCGTTAGCTTTTCTATGTTTGCAACAGGAAAGCGTTTATAGCCAGGCACTTCAATTTCATAAATACATGGCGGATCTAATAAATTTATACCTCTACGGTTGGGTAAATTTTGATATGTAAGAACATATAAAAATTCCCAATTGTTTTGAGTTTGTTCTATACTAATTGTATTAAACAAATAGAAAGTTAAAGTAATACTATCTCCAGATTCTGGTGGAGAGTAGCCTTTTATTTTTTCTCGGCCAGCACCAGGTTCCCCTCCTAAAGCCGCCGCTTCAACTACACTAGTTATTAAATCAATACCTCCCAGGGCAGCAGCTCCGCCACTTCCTTTTCCTATCATTTTTCTCGATTGTTCTAATAAATTTGTTATAGGAGCATTTTTACCGGGTTCAGTCCAGCTGGAATTAATACCGGTCATATTATCTATACTAATATAAGGCAGTATATAGCTAATTTTTGTAGCTATACCGCTGTATAAATTAGAATAAGGATCTAACGCGTCTTTACCCCCTCTGCTTTTATCTATTTCTAGTTTAAGTCTACTAGGATCGCTAAACTGGCTGTACGCGTAGGCTCCTAATGCCGTTGTGCCTGCAGCGGCCGCGGCCCCGCCAAATATTTTAGCAATTGTTGCTTTGCCTGCTTTAACTTCAGCGGCGCTTCCTGTAAGTGTAGCTCGGGCTAGGCGACCGAGTGGCCCTGGTAGCCGGCTTGCTATACCAGCTGCTGTATTTGTCAGTTGCCCTAAAAAAGCTTCTCCGCCTGCAATTGCTCCAGCCCCTAAAGCTAATTGAGCTAAAGGATTTTCTACATCTAATCTACCGAGAGCTTCTTGAAAGCCTCGCGCGCTATTAATATAAGACAAAAGTTCGGCAGAATATTTTAATCTATATTCAGTTAATTTTACTCGAGGTATTAATGACCGAGTCTTAGGGTTTGAAAGAGTCCAACAAAAATCTTTATGTACATTATATGTAGCTGCAGCTTTGTTATTTTTAGGTACTAAATACCTTGCCCCGTATTCGGATTTAGATATAGCAAGATCCGGTATTTCATTTGCATAATCTACTTCTTTAAACCAAGAGGGCATAATATTACTTACTACTAAATATTAGCGATTGCCGCTTAGCTTTTCTATACTTTCTAAACGATTTTGCTGTATATCAGGAGGGGTAAGATATAAATCAATTTTGTTACCGCCTTGCATTACAGTGGTGCTATTAGAAGCAGCTGTAGCGGTATTAGTTTTAAGAGTTTCTGTCATTTGAGCTTCAAGTTTTTGTACGCTTTCGTTTATCCGTTCTGCAGCCGCGGCCATTTTGTCTAAAGCTTCAGATGTATTTGTATTATTTTCAGTTATTGTTTCAGTAATGGTATTATTAACTAACGTAGTCTGGCCTTGTATAAATCCTTTATTAAAAGCTTCGAGTTCTTTATTTTCTTGAGGTTGGTTTTCAGTTTCGACTGAAGAAGTAGTTTCTATATCTACATTATCGGTTTCTCCTGGTACTATTTTAAGCGGGGTATTTTCGCTGTCTGTTTCTAGAGAAGCGCCTCCGCTTTCTGCAAATGCATTAATTGCAGCTTCTGCGCCTTTTTTTCCGGCCCACACACCTGCTATGCCACCAATGAGCCCGCCAATAGTAGCTAATATCGGGGATGCAAAAATTGCGCCCGGGCCCGCCAAGCCTCCTAATAACGCTCCAGCTTTAGCTCCTGCTAAAGTTCCCGCTAATGCACCTCCTGCTGTACCCGCACCGACCGTAACAGCTTCTCCAACAGACCCAGTTTGCTGGTAACGATCAGCTCCTTCATATGCTCCAGTTATAAGCGAGCCCGCTACTCCAGCTCGAGTCACATAAGTAGGTGGTTTAGGGACTGGAGCTTTAAATACTTTAGGGCCTGGTGGAACTCGTGGCGGACGAGGTGGTTTGTCACTGGTAGGCGGTTTAGAGGGTTTAGGAGGCTCAGGTACTCGAGGAGGTGGATTTGGCTGTGGCGGGTTTGGACGGTTTGTTCGGGAACTCGGACCAGGGTAGAGATTAGTACTGGATCCACTTTCTCCGGCCATAAAAGCTGGTCCTGAATTTAGCTCTTCAAACAAATCTTTTAATTTATCGTACGCTTTTTGATCAATATCTACTATATTGACTTTAAATAAAGCCGTTTTTTGACGTTCTTCGTCTCGTGCTACTTCTTGAGGAGAAGGCGCATACCCAGGCAGTTTTTTTACAGGATAAGTAGAGCCAATAAGTTCTTTGTTAGTATTTTCACTTGTTTGAGCTGTCGTAGCTATCGGAGTGTTAGCAGCAGTTATAGCTTCTTTTATTTGTCTTTGTATATCATTATCTTTAACTTTTTCTTCTTTTAAGCTTTTTATTTTTGCCTCTCGGGCTTCTTTTTCTTCTAGCTCAATTTCAGCTGTAGTTTTATCTAAATTTTTTCTGAAATATTTTTCTTGAGCTGCAGTTGCTTCTTCAGCTGCTTTTAGCACTTTTTTGAAGTCTTTATCAAATACAGACATCGTATCTAGTTTACTTCTTAACTCAGATGCGTCTAAGCCTTTTTCATTTTTTATGTCTTTATCATATTTTGCTAATGCATCCTCTACAGCTTTATTTAATATCTGTTCACTTATTTCTTTTTTTCGGTTTTCTTTCTCTTTTTCTTCTTTCTCTAAACGAGCTTTTCTTTCTACCTCAAAATTTTTGTTTAACTCTTCTACGGATTTATTTAAGATTTCAAATCCGTTTGTTAAAGTCTTATTATTGCTTTCAGTTATTGCTTTAGTATTATTTTCAGATAGACTTTTGTATTCAGCAAACTTAACGATTAATTCGTTAACTTTTTTAGTAAAACTACCTTCGTTATTGGGGTCGAATATTTTTTGTAAATTATCATTTAGTTTTTGAATTTGAGAAGAATCCTCCGGTAAGCTAAAATCCCCGCCAGCAACTCCTACGTTGAGCTGATCCTCTTTAGATAATACTGCAAGCAGTCTTCTTAAGACGTCTTCGAGTTGTTCGTTTTCCGGCATCGAAATACTTAGGCTGCCTCTGTAGTTATATTTCTACGAGAAACTCTGTATTAATATTCAAGACTATATCTGTCTCAATACCTTCTTTTTTAGCCTTTAAAGTTAATACCTCTGTATTTAAATTAAAAAGCATTCTAATAAACTCTCCTACTTTATTAATTAAATTTACTGGTAAAGTTTCAACAATTGCTATTTGCTCTTGCGGCGTAAACTGTTTAAAATTTATCAAAACACCTTCTACATAAATTTCTTTTATGCATTTGCATGTTTCTCCTATATACATATCTCCTAATGCCTCTACAAAATTTTTAACATCGTTTTTTGCAAGAGTTTGTTGATATCTCAGCTCTTTTTCGTGTTTATATTGTTCTATTATTTTAGGTACTTCTATATCAATTTTTATTTTATCAAACTCAATAGTCTTAGCCAAGTCTTGTATCTTAGCTAGTTTATCTATACTTTCTGCTACTGCAGCATCTCCGTATTCGGATTTAATTATATCCCCGTGTAGAGTTTTACGGTATGCTAAAAGAATAGCTAGTCTATCTAGCACATTAAACTCCTTAGTTATATCCCAATCTAAACAATTCTCTGTTATAATTTCATATGTTGCTATAATAAACTTAGTACGAAAAACTAAATTATCATATCCAGCGTCGTATAGTTTTTTTTGCTGGGCTCCGGTAATAGGGCGAAAACCTACTTCTCTTTTTAAAGAAGGTATGTAGATTTGCAAAATATTTTTATTTGCATAATCTTTAAGGGTATCGAGTACATTTTGTATGTTATTCATATTTAAAAGCCAAATTCGGTATTATGTTCAGTTTTTGGATTATTTTTTGTGTTGGTATTTTTTTTATTTTCTTCTAAAAAGTAATTCCAATATACTTGTATTTCTGCTGGGGTAATTGAATCTACATATTCAGCACTAAATTTACAATGAGTAACAACGTTATACATAGCTTTGTAAACATTATTAAGTTCTTCTATAAAAAGATACTCTAATAATTCGCACAATGCAGTAGAATCTATATTGCCTGTAATTTTATAAATTGTTTTACTTGTATGCGGGGATACTATTTTTATTAAATTTTTTTCCGAATTATGTTTTTTTGCTTGAGCTATTTGCAAGCGGGCTTGTAGTAAATGACTAGCTGGTAAGTGTTCAATTATAATTTTTTTTTCGTCAAACTTATAACTATCCAGTTTTATAATTTTTTCGGTAATTATTTCAGTAATACTCGCACAAAGATCTTCAGAATTATTTTCCGTTAATAGTATTGTTTCGTCTTTTATACCCGTAAACAAACTATGCTTTGTAGTTAAATTATCTGTTTTTACTGTTACTTCAGTTATTAATTCGTCTAAGGTTTTTTGTATATCGTTAATTGCTGTTTGATAGTTAAAACTCGCATTTGAATCCGGACAGGTACATTTTAAATTTAAATCAGGGCTCACACAAACTTCTCTTATAGTTAAAAAAATTGCAAGTTTATCAATAATTGTTAAATTTACTAGCTCTTTTACCTCTATTATTTCTTGCAAAATAAAATTGAACAATTCGATAGTCTTTAACTTATCTCCAACATACAAAGATTTTACCAAATTTCTATATGTTTTATAGTTTAACTCTTTAACATATATAAATTTTTTTTGACTTGGTAAAAAAGCTTTTAACTTGAACATAATTACGATCTATCGCCATCAATATTGGTAATCTTGTATGATTTATATGTCCAATTCGTATTTACCACTCGTACATTGCCGTTTTCCCCGTAAGCATACGTAAAATCCGGAACCGAAACTGGAGCGCAGTCAATATATGTAATTTGTTTGCGAGTAGAATTGCTATTTTTAGAAAACCCGTCTATATGCCATACCTCAAGATTTCCCTTCACTCTTTGATTTTCAGTTTGTCGGCCGAACAAGCCGAAGGTGCTTACTGCAAATAACCATGGTCTTAAAATATAATCCGTAAAGGAAATATTAGTTTCTATAAAACTTATTGTTAAATTATTAGGATCATTACGGCCCTTAATAACAGGCGCTGAAAGCAAATTACCGTGTACATTTGTATTAGTGCTTGGACCCACTCTACCGCTAGCTAAAGTCTCTCCAGGTATTGTTACTCCGGTAGCAAATACTATCCGGCCATTAATTTTTTTATCTTCTTCTATAAATTTAATTAATTCCCCTCGTAAACCACGAATGTCTTCCCATTGAGCATTTTCATCGTAATAATCTTGTATAACATTATTAATAGCTAAATAAGGGATGCTATCAATCTTTACTATAAAATTTGCTTCAGAAGGTATAGAAAAAGTATTATCTTCCCTCTGTAAATTATTTAATATTGAGGCTAGTTCCGAAGTACTACCTAATCCTTTCGGTCCGAGAGTTGGACTGTCAATAGGCATACTAATTAAATTTAACGTCTAAACACTTGCCCTACTGCTTGAGTGGCGCGGGTTAAGCTACGAGCTGTATTAGTAATTGCGTTAAGTGTACCGAGCAGACCGCCTTGTTGCTGTTTGATTGAACTTCTATCAACTTCGCTTACCCAGTATTGATATGCAATTGTAGCTTTTATTTCTTGTATACTACCATTACCGGTCATTTTATAATCTATTGCTCCTAGATCAGTAATATAAGCCCCATAAAGACTATATGTACTAATTGTATACATTTGATCGTCTAATAAAATTAAATCAATTACATTTTCTGTACCTGGTAAAGTAATATTATTATTTTGACTATTAAAGGGGCTAAATGTATTTGACATCGCACCTTCTAATCTTTGACGAAGCTCTAATGCTTGGTCTGCGTAAAAAGTTATACTCCAGCTTTCAGAATTAGGATAAGTAGCAGCTCCCGGTACGTTAAAGTTGAGCCCCATATACGGAGCTTTAATATTTTCTATTCTACGAGAAGGAAGAGCTGCACTTTTAACATATACCAAATCATCTTCACCAAATAAATCTTGCCCGCCAGCAACAATAAAACTATTAACTCTTAATTGGAAATCTCTAGAAAACTTTTTTTGAGTAGCTACTCTATAAAAGTTTGAAATATTTTGATTAGTCTGATAAGTTGCCATCTTAATAATACTTAGGCTGTACCTGCTAGGTTAGGGTTTATTTGATTATTTACCGGTACAGCTGAACGCAATGTGTTTTTTATTAAAGCTGTAGTTTCATTAGAACCAATATATTGAAACGCAAATGTTGTAGTTATAGAAGCTATACCGCCTGCAGTGGTAGTATTATAAGCTATATCTCCGAGATTTATCGGAAAACAACCATACAGTTTATAATCTCTTACCGGCTGCATATTAAAAATATCTATTCTATCCTGTTTAGATCTTTTGTCTTTTATTTCTCTGTTTCCTCTTTCTAATTTACCCGCTCCTAACTGCACTGGTTTGTATAACGTTAAAGTTATATCCGTATGAGCGGTTTGATTAGATTTAAATCCGTGCTCATTATAAACTTGTTGACTCCAATACTCAAATATGTCTTTAATTAGATAGGTATCGTCGGAGTAAAAAGTAAGAGCCCAATTTAAAGAACTAGGGTAAGATGCTGCAATTGGTACGTTAAAGCTAAAATTTTTATAGTTTAATTTAGCCGTACTTATTTTTCTACTTGGTATACTACCTGCTTTTACATAAAGTAACTTACTTGGTGTAAAAAATCTGTTAATAGCTCTTTCTCCAGTTTGTAACTCTTTTATATTAGTTATATTAGTTACTCTAAATAAATTGTCTTTTGCAAACCCTAGCCGTTGAGCTGCTTGATAAAAGCCTTTTAAAGAATCGTCTGAGACAGATCCTCGTAACGGAGTTTCGTTTACTACAAATGGGGGCAGCTTAACAATATCAGCCATACAGATACTTATCTCTGTACATTAAAAAACCCCCTTACGGGGGTTTGTGAGTTTTATTCGTGGCGCCAGTAGTGGTATGCTAGCGTTGCATTAAACGTTAGTGGTGTACCAGTACCTGCAACATTATATGCTACATTTCCTAAAGATACTACATAAACCCCGTATAATTTATACGTATTAACTATTTGTAATTTATCATCTACAAGGTTTAACTGAATTACTTTATCAACTCCGCGTGGAGATAAATCTCCAGTACTCGTAGCATCATCAAAAACTTTACCGATTTGCCAGTCTTCGAATTTTTTACGAATGACCCCGTTTTTATCATTACGGAACGTCACAGCCCAAGCGTTACTACCTGGATACTTTACTGTACCCGGCACATTAAAGTCAAGCCCCATATAAGTTGCGGTTTGATTACTAATAGTGCGGTCAGGAAGATTAGCGGTGGTAATATAAACGAAATCGTCTTCGTTGAATGTATCTTCCCCGATAGAGACTACCCGTAACATATAGTCACGGGCAAAGTCTCTAGCTTGGGATACCCGAAAGAAGTCTTGTATTGTTTGAGCCATATTGAATATTTAGGTTAAACTTAGCTTATTAACTCTTGGAAGTTTTGAGATGTTCTTGTGCAGTAGAAGTTGACCAAGATAAATTCGGCAGTACGAACTGGCTTGATATAAATGTCTACTACTAAAGTATTATCATCAATTAACTCTGGAGTGTTGTTTGTAGTATTGCATACAATTAAGTAATCGAATAAGCCTTGAGTGTTCTTAGCAAGATCAAATACCGGGGTAATTGTATTAACTAAACGGCTACGAGTAAATGTAGTGTTTGGCTCGAATACGAAGAATTTAGCTGTATTAAACACAGACTTTTCTAAGTAGAGGAACAGACGGCGTACATTTAGACGATCAAATGCGCTTGGAGCTTTGAGTAAGGTCTTTTGACCCATTATTGTGTATCCTTCGTTAGGGAAGAACACTACTGGGTTTACAGACACCTTATAGAGTAAGTCGCGTTGCTTTTGCTGAGGATTTACACCAAGGTCATTAATACCAGTAATAGTACCACGATTTAAACCTGCAGGCGCGCCCCAAGGGTAAGCAATTGCATCATTACGACTAAACGCTGCAGCTGCAAAACCAGAAAATGGCAACCAAACGTTTTTGTTTGTGTATTGATCAGTTGCTCTTGCCCAGTTACCGTAAGTTGTAGAGTAACTCGAATTTAAGTTACTATAAAGGTTACGCAATGGCCAGTAAATGTTTTGAGAGAAGTTTTTGCTCTTGTCATCTAAGGTCTTAAAGTTTTGACCTTGTACGAATACCCAACGTAACGGATCAGAAATGAATACTAAGTCTTTACGTTCATTTCTTGCAAAATTATCAAACTTTGTTGTAATGCCTACCCAAGCATTTACTGTATCGTTTGATACCGCATTACCAGTTGAGGATGTTAAGGCCTGTACGTTGGTTTTTAATGAGCCGCTCCAGTAGGTATCATCAAATGCAGCAGAACCAGCCGCTGCGATTGTTGAAATACCACCGTCAATTACTACATCAAGACTTAACGTGTCTGGGTTTTGAGCAAGATTCAATATCTTGTCAACTTTAGTACTTACGTTGCCTACTACTTTTTGATTTTCTGTACCAAGTGTAGGAGAGTAAACCCCAAGAGCGTATAGGTTATTTGCAGCAGCGTGTCCACCGCCTGAAGCCGTATTGAATATACTTGAAGTAGATCTTAATACTCTTATAGCTTTATTAGCATTACCGTTACTATCTAACCAAGATGTATTATCAGCGATATTTGGATTTACAAATATAGTTAAATTTGGGGAGGTATTATTTACAAGAGTGTTTATAAAATAGCTTTGTGGCTGGCCCCCGTTTGGATCTTGAATTTTGCGATCAGAATAGAACGAACCTGTATAGCCTTCTTGTAGTACGTATTCGAGAGTTAAAGCTGTAGGAGAGAAAGGCGAAACTCTTACTTTAAATAATGAAAATATCGCAGTATCTTGATACGCGGTGCCAGCTATATTAAACGAAGGAATATTTTCAATATCTTGAGAAACACTACCTACATTAGCAGTTGCAGTTGCACTTAGCTGAAACTGGTAACGAGTATTTGGTACTGCAGTGTATGCGCTGGTAGCAGCTGTTTGGGCTGCAATTGTATCGATTGTTAAAGCTGCATCAAAATCAGTAGAAGGATTTAAGTTAGCATTATCTGCAAGATTAAAATAAAACCCTTCAAATTTTTCGTTAATTGTGGTTTTTGCTTTATTGAGCACAATTAAACCAGCTGCACTTAATTCAGTAAAGCCTGTAAATACAGGCGCTGTACTTGCTGCTGCAGTTGCCCATTGTAGACCGCCTTGTAATACTAAATTGTATTGGTCATCTGTAAGCTCAACTAATGTTGGTTGAGTTAAGTAGTAAGCACCAGCAGCGCTTAGTGCGGTGCCGTTTGCTACTGGAGCAGTTGCATCTGTTGCAGATGCTGCAACTACTGGAAATACTAACGCACTATACTTGCTAGAAAATCCTTCCCCAGCTTCAGCACCGTAAGGTAAGCGAGCGACATTTACAACTGCATTTGTGCCACCGGTAAAAAGCTGTCTTACAGAGTAGTAAAAATAGCGCTCTGCTGCATTGGTAGGAGTACCATATATTGTCTCAAAATCAGCAACACTTGCTACGTTAAGAATTTCGTAGGTTGGACCTTGAGGCGCGAAACCGGTCACCAAGAAGCTTGTACCATTAGGAGCATTAAGTCTTGTGCTAAGATCGATTTCGCGAATTTCTACGCCAGGAGATTGTATAGTACGAGTGTTGGCCATAAAGTTTTTGTATACTATTATTTAGGCAAATTCAGAAGGGATTCCTGAGATTACTGAAGTAATTCGGCGCCTAATTGACTGAAAGCAAAAGTAAAACTTGACTCAATTTGAGTAGCGTCTTGGTAGCTATATTTAAACCCTTGCAGATTTGTAATAAATGCTTTATGGTAATCAAATTTAATTTTCTGATTATTATATTCATCTAAGCCAAAAACAGTAATCAGGGTCTGATATTCATGCATTGTAGCAGGGCCTTTTACTGCAAGCCCGTCTTTATTTGATATACCCATTTTGGAATGATTAATATAATCAAGCCACTTCCATAAAACCCACCAGTTATTATATCCGTTATCTACCGCAAAATTAACTGTAACATTGTTATATTGCTCTCTTTGGTAAGTGGTGACTTTTAACGGCTGCCCGCCAAAATTTAATGCAACTGGATTTATTGCTATATCTGGCACAATATTGCCGTATACTGAATACTGTAAAGTATTTAAATCCAAATTATAACTTTTACGAACATCTCCTACTGGAGTATTTATAGACTTTAAAGGGTCAGGAATATTTAAGACAAGTATAAATTTGTCTTTTCTTGATTTATTTAAAATAGACTGTTGGGCTACGTCGCTCATTTACCTTCTTTACTTAGGTAGTAATATTTATACACCGGATCAAAAGCAAGAGATATACCACTTGTACTTAAGCTTCTAGGCTCGTTATGTACTTTATCTAAATTAATACTATAAAAAGTTGCTATGGCGTTAGCTATATTTGGCGGTATATGAGTTTTTCCTTTTTTCTTTTTCTTTAAATTTTCTATAGCCGGAAAAGGGGTTTCTTGGTCAATATGAGACCGCGCAACCATTGTTACAGACTTAGTGCTAGGTTTAGTTAATTTACTAACCCCGGCAGTTAAGCCTTGATGTCGTGGACCTCTGCTACCTTCGCCTCCAGTAGACATACCTGGTAACGCAAAAAACTGTTTAAAATTTTCTTGATTAAGAGACAGCTCTTTATCTCCTTTTGCTACCACACCAGTAACGAGTTTATCTATCATACCACGCCGCCTTAATTCTTTAAAAGCTAAATTTTCTACAGAGAATTCTCCGCCGGCTTCGAGGCCGGCTTGTCTCATTTTTAATATTTTTTCTTTAACTCTTTCTGCACATTCTAAATTACAACTGTCACTTAAAGCATGGCTAATTAATTCAAGTATATGATCAACTTTTCGTTTAACCTCTGACTGATTAATTGGTTTTTCTTTTTCCGGTACTATTAACCACGAATCGTTTTTAATAGAATATACACCGGTTGCGTAATGTTGTTCGTTAATGTCTTGTACGTAGCACTCTACATCAAAACCTTTTATTTTTATATCATGGTTGCTATTCCAAACAGTCTTTTTAGCTTTAAAATAATCTTTTAAAAAGTCTACATCCTGACCGTATTCAGTTAAATCAGTTAGTATATGTAGATCTATATCACTTTGAGGCGTATAATTATAATTTGCTAAAGAACCAGTAAACGTAATATCCTCTACATCAATATCTAACTCGAAAGACTCTAAAAATGCTTCTGCTACTTGTAGTAGTTTATCTTTTATAGCCGGAATAAGCTTACCGTCTCTCCATACTAATGGATTAAGAGTGTCATGATATTGAAAAGTAAGCTTTGCAGATGGTTCCATGTAACGTAAATATTTACGTAATGCCTGACTATTTAAAACTCTTCGAAGATATAGTTAACACTAATAATCCTGATATTTACCAGGAAAAACTTAACAATGCTATCGAATACCTTAAGAAAAAAGAAAAGGTATTATTTTTAACAACTTCCAATCGTTGGGAAGGAGATAAAGAAAAACCCAAGAGCACTATTTTAGCAGAGTTTATTAAATCCAAAGTGGGAGATAATGTAGAAATTATCGATGTTGCCAAACTTAACATTTATATTTGCGAAGGTAACGTAAGCAAATCAGACGGCAATAATTGCGGGGTAAAAGACTCGGTATTGAAAGATAAAGAAAAAAATCCGAGTGGTAATCATAGATGCTGGTGTTCAATTAATAATAAAGATGATGAACTATGGAAAATAAGTAAGCCACTCTTTGAGTCTGATGCAGTAGTATTTTTTGTAAGTGTGCGCTGGGGTCAAACTAATAGTGTATATCAAAAACTAATTGAACGTTTAGATTGGATAGAAAATAGACATACCACTCTTAAAGAAGATAATATTGTAGAAAATATTGATGCGGGTATTATAGCTATAGGTCAAAACTGGAACGGTGAAACAGTTATTGACACTCAAAAGAAAGTATTAGACTTTTATGGGTTCAAAGTACCAGAAGAACTTAGCTTTAACTGGCAATACACAAAAGACTCGGCAGATGAATCTCAAGAAAGTTATAAAAAAGCATTAAGCGCTTTTAAGAAAGTATTTGGACTTTAACTTTTATTCCCAAACTACCATCTTCCAGCGCTCATTATCGATACCGAAAAAGCGACACTTCCACGCGCTTTGTTCAAAAAACTCTAAATGACCCCATTGATCTTTATACTTAATCAACTGCTTTGCAGCATCATTCCAGTCTATACTTAAAAATACAGCTTCATGTTTTTTTTGCTTTTCGTAAATTTCATTGTAATTGAATCCGTCATATTCGTAATGCAACACTTCTAGTACGTTCCCTTCTTTATCAGTGTAGTCCATAGAGAAGTCAAAACCCCACTTAGGTTTCATTTTAATAAGTTTATATATTAATGTATTTCTCGTAGCAAATGTCTTTAGCTGTTCTAAAGCTTCTCCAGTAAACGCTCGCCTTTCAAATAGTAAACAATGATTTAAATGTGCTCCCTCCCATACCCCGGTATCATTTCCGGAGTATAAATCAGTTGAACCAGTATACAAACTGTATACATCTTGAGTCATCCATTCTTTTTTAAGACAGTTTTGAGAAGGATAATGTTTCTGTAAACGTATTTGAGCTTCTTCTGCATACCATTGTTCAATTTCAGTCATTTCATAGCCGTTTTGTTCGAACAATGCTAAAAATTCAGGGCCTGGGTAAAGCAACTGTTTACCCGCTGTAGAAAATTGTTGAAATCTTGCTAAAGATTTGCTCCAGTAACCAGTAGGATCTAATTCGTTGCTAGTAAGCTTTAAACCGTTCATAATATATTTTATAATTGCAACATGCATTTTCCACAGTAAATACCAGTATGTCTAAAGGCGCTTCTAAAGAAACATTTTATATGGGCAATAAAAATCTGCCCGTACCCGAGACTGAATTTCAATGGACGCCAGAAATGGTAGAAGATCTAGAAAGAGCTAGAAAGTCTATATTACATTTTTCTCGGTTTTTTTATATTGTAAGTCTAGATGAAGGTAAACAGCCTATTAAGCTTTATCCCTATCAAAAGCGTATATTAAAAGCGTTAGTAGAAAATAGATTTAACGTAGTATTAGCTTCACGGCAAATTGGTAAAACCACAATTCTTACTATATTTGCTTTATGGATGGTGTGTTTTACTGATGACTATAGAGTATTATTAATTGCAAATAAACAAGAAACTGCTAAAAACATATTTAAACGCATCAAGTTGGCGTATGAGATGTTACCTAACTATATGAAGCCCGGGGTAATTGCATACGCAAAAGAAGGTATGGAACTAGCCAACGGCAGCTCAATAGGTATTAGTACAACAACTTCTGATGCTGCTCGTGGTGAATCTATTAACTGTCTACTTCTTGATGAAGCTGCGTTTATTCCACCTGAGTTTATGGATGACTTTTGGGAATCAGTGTTTCCTGTTATTTCGTCTTCTAAAAAGTCTAAAATTTTTATGTTATCTACTCCTAATGGAGTCGGTAATTTGTTTTTCAATACCTATAACGATGCTACGCTCGGCAAAAACGGCTGGCACCATGAAAGAGTTGATTGGTTTGAAGTGCCTGGAAGAGATGAAAAATGGAAAGAAATGACTATAAGAGCATTAGGTTCTTTAGAGTCTTTTAATCAGGAATACGGTAATGAGTTTAGAGCAGCTGGGGAAAATGTTTTTGATAAAGAACAATTAGAAGAAATGGAAAATACCGCGTTAGAACCGGTATATACGGATGATGACGGACTATTAAAAGTGTATAAAGATAGAATTGACGGACATTATTACACTATAGGGGTTGACGTAGGGGAAGGTATAGGTAGAGCTAACTCAACTATACAAGTGGTGGACATTACAGATTTAACTCAAATAGAGCAAGTAGCTACATATGCTTATAATAAATTAGATCCGTTTAATTTTGCAGCTAAATTAATAGAAATAGCTGCTCAATGGAACAACCCGCCCATACTTATTGAAAGAAATAATTGCGGTGCGCAAGTAGTAGACGCTTTAATACATACCCATCAGTATAATAATTTAGTAAAATATACCCCTAGTATGGGTTCATTTACAGAAAAAGCCGAACAAGATAATAGAATGGGTATATATTCTCACACTAATAGTAAATTTAATTCTATGTCTAATTTTAGATACTGGATGAATGTATTAAAAGTAGTTAAGCTAAATGATAAAGAAACTATTGGAGAGTTTAAAACATATATACGACACCCCAACGGTATATGGAAAAAACAGTCTGATAAATATATGGATGATAGAGTAGAGGCTCTTATTTGGGCGCTTTTTATATTAGATAATAAAGTTGCAGAGCAGTTTTACGAAATTGTACAGCAAGACAGTAATGGTAAAATATTAAAAATGGTACCAAATAACTGGGATCCTTTTGTAATGAGTATGCCAAAGCCTTCTGAAATGAATAGACGTCTTGATAAAAAAGAAGAAAATACAATTATACCTCATAACCCTGTCGTTATACCTGAAACTGAAGAACAGGATGCAGATATAAATGAATTATTTGAACAAGGGTGGAGACTACCTAACGGTAGTACTGCTAACAGAATGTTTGATCAGAGATTTATACAATAAAAAAGCCCGCTTAAAGCGGGCTTTTGAAGTCTATGCCTTTAAGACTATTAATTAGCGAAAAGATCTTTACCTGTCTTTAGATTACCGGTCTGATTGTTTCCAGTTGGTTTTTGTAGCCCTTTGTCAAAATCTTTTGCTTTCTTAGGAGTAGGATCTTGAACAGTGCCAGGAGCTCCTTGCTCAGAAGCAGATCCACCCTTTTGGGTTACTGTGCCTGTACCAACAGTCTTTAGCTTGTGACCATCTTTAAGTTGTTCTGATTTTGCTCCAGAACCTACACCAGCATGGCCGAGATCTTCAGCTTCTACTTCTTCCATAACTGGGGTTTCGTCTTCAGCACCCATCGCGCCTTCTTCGTCTCCTAAAGTACCAGTCTCAACGTCATGAGCAATGTCTTTTCTTAAGAAAGCTAATACTTTTTCGAGAGCTTCAACAGCTTCTTCGTGAGAGAGAGTTGTTTCTTCTGCTGGAGCCATATCTGTCTCAGCTCCTGTATCTAGACCTGCATCTGCAGCAGGCGCCACTGGAGTCATATCTTCCTCTTCGGATACGAAAGGAACATTGTTGACTGCATCTTCATATAGTTGATCGAATTTTGATTTAGGCATAGTAAATTGTTGTTTCTTATATTTATTAGATTTAGTAACGGTTTCTACGTTTTCTTCTACTTTTTCTTCTTTTTCCTCTTCACCATTTTCATCATTATGGTGTTTTTTGTTAAGATGGTTTTTATCTTCTGTTTCATCTTCTTCTTCGTTTTCCTCATCAGCTTCTTTTAAAGGAACTTCTTTGTCACTGCCAGGAACTTTTACCTTCTCTCCGGGTTGTATACCGTCTTTTTTGGCATCAATAACGGCTTTAGCAAAAGCATTGCCTTCTTTTTTAGGCTTTTTCACAGGTTCAAAATTATCAGCCCCGTGTGGACCACTTTTTTTCTTATCAGCTAATTCAACTTTAGTGTCAGTACCAATATCTTGAGCTGACTCAGGAAGGTACATGGCAGTATTAGTAGGTAAAATGGTGGCGGGTTTCTTAGCTTCATCAACTTTAACAGTGTTTTGTTGAATAGAAGCATACAACTGATCTAACCCGGCAAGGCTTTTTATTTTGCTCATTGTAATATTATTTAGCAAATTTGTGATTAATTCTATAAATTCTGTAAATATTTTTATGTCAATAGCGAAGTACTGTGTAGATACGGGCTACTATATTGCCCCTTCAGTTACCACTGGTAATACAGAATGCCTCTCAGGGGACCTTCGCTATTTGGATATAAGCAAAACAGATACAGAACGTAATCTTTGGGAAAATTGGTGGGATGAACAAATACGGCAATATGGTATGCGTACTAGCTACTATATAAATGCTTATACTCTTTCTGGACACGACTTTTTCTACGGAGAACAGCCTTTAGCTGGATTTCTTCCGCCGTTAAGCGTGGTAATGTGTCTTACTGTTAATAATGATAGTATTATATTAAGTAAATTTGGTATACAAGGTAATGCGGATATTACAGCGGTTGTTTCTATTAAAGCATTTACCTCTTCTTTAACTGCATCTTCTTTAAGCGGCATAACATCTAGATATACATATGAACCTAAAGCAGGGGATTTAATTGAATTATCCGAATATGGTACTACTCGTCCAAACGGAAGAAGCGGGCAAATATATGAAATAACAGAACGAGTTGATCAAAGAGGTGGAGAAGCTAATCAATTAATGGGGCATTATGTTTGGATGATAAAAGGTAAACGTTATGATTATACCTTTGAACCTAATGCCCCACGAGAAGCTCTTAGCAAACAGGTATTTGATAATAAATACGATGGAATTGTGCCTCTTGATACCGGAACTCCTGGAGCGGATGCTCGCATTATTGAAACCAAAGCATATTCTCAAAATGTGGATAAGCAAGGTAGAACAGTTGTGTATAATTACCAACAAAATACTAATGCTCCGCTTTCTGGATACTTAACATATGACGGCACTGATCCTAAAACTGGCCGACCAAATACCGGGGTGTATGGGGCGTATGATGATGGTGGTACTTTAGTAAATCTATACGCAGGCGGCGGCGCTCATACCCCAAGCGCAAGTGCGCTTGGTTCTAATAATAGTGAAAATACATATCTCGGACTTCGTAGTCCTAATAACTAAATAATATTATATGGCTGACACACAGTATCCTACAATTGTATATCCTCACGAGCTACCTACTGTTCCTCAAGCTCAGCCAGGCGATTTACTTTTCTTAGAGCAAAAAAACCCAGACGGTTCTTACACCACTTATTCTGTTGCAGTTTCAACAGTATCTGCAGTAGGACCTAAAGGAGATGAAGGCCTTTCAGGTTATTCAGGTGTATCTGGTTTTAGCGGTATAAGTGGTTTTAGTGGTCAAGGCGTATCGGGGTATTCTGGTTATAGTGGAGAAAGTACTTCAGGCTATTCAGGTATTTCAGGTTACTCTGGTATAAGCGGGTACTCAGGCTACTCTGGTATTAGCGGCTATTCTGGTATTAGCGGTTTTAGTGGGTACAGTGGTTACAGTGGTATAAGTGGTTATAGTGGTATAAGTGGTTACAGCGGACCTTCTCCTACAGGGGTAGTTTACTATTATTCTACTTCTGCCGCTGATGTGAGCGGTTTACCGTTACCTCAAGGCTTACCTACTCCTTACAATTACGGTTTATTATTCGACGCTCAAGAGGTAGGTTCAGAAATTTATCTTGATACTATTATAAACGATACGGATGGGCAAGCTTTAGTGTTTGCTGCTATTACACCTCCAAGTAAACCATTTAAAACTCTTATTAATATAGGTAATTGGTCGTTTGATACTTTCTATTCAGTTTCAGGTTTAAGCGCTGAGTATAGTACTACCAATTTTGTTTATAAAGTATTTAAAAGAGCGGTAGACAGCACTGAAACAGAATTATTTTCTGCTACGGGAGCCGCGTTAACTAAAACTCCATTTGCGACTTATCAAAGAACAAATTATTACATACAGTCTCCATTAGTATTAAATCAATCAGATAGACTTGTCTTTAAAGTATTCGTACAAACTACTAACACTGAAGACACAGACGTAACATATTATTATCTCGGAGACACAAATTATAGTAGAGTAGTAACAAATATAACAATAGGGTTTGACGGTCAATCTGGCTTTTCTGGTATGTCTGGTTACAGCGGCATATCGGGGTATTCTGGTTTTAGTGGATCCGGAACCTCGGGGTATTCTGGTTTTAGTGGTCAAGGTACATCAGGTTATTCTGGTTATAGTGGTAATAGTACTTCTGGCTATTCTGGCTATAGTGGTATAAGTGGCTATTCTGGTCCTTCAGGCTATTCGGGTTATTCTGGTATGTCGGGCTACTCTGGTTTTAGTGGAGCGAGCGGTTTTAGTGGCCAAGGCATTTCAGGGTACTCTGGTTTTAGTGGTAATAGTGCTTCTGGTTATTCAGGCTATAGCGGTATTAGTGGCTATTCTGGTATAAGTGGTTACTCAGGCTACTCAGGTTTTAGCGGTATATCAGGCTTTAGTGGTTATAGCGGTACTGGTAGCTCTGGTTATTCAGGTATTTCAGGTTATTCAGGTATAAGCGGCTATTCTGGTCTTTCAGGTCATTCTGGTTACAGCGGTATTTCAGGATACTCTGGAATAAGCGGCTATTCAGGTATATCAGGTCATTCTGGTTATAGTGGTATATCAGGTTTTAGCGGTCAAGGTACTTCTGGCTTTTCAGGGTACTCGGGCTTTAGCGGTATAAGTGGTTTTAGTGGTTTTAGTGGTTATTCAGGTGTATCAGGTTATTCTGGTTATAGTGGTATAAGCGGTTATTCCGGTATATCAGGTTTTAGCGGTCAAGGTACTTCAGGCTATTCTGGTTTTAGCGGTTACAGTGGTATATCTGGTTATACAGGGTTTAGCGGGGTGTCCGGTTATAGTGGTATTAGTGGTTATAGCGGTATATCAGGCTTTAGTGGTTATTCAGGCGTATCAGGTTATTCTGGCTATAGCGGTATTAGTGGTTATTCGGGCTATAGTGGTTATTCGGGCTATAGCGGTATTTCTGGTTACTCTGGCAATTCAGGTTACAGTGGTTTGTCTGGTTATTCAGGTTTTAGCGGTATATCTGGTTATTCTGGTTTTAGCGGTATATCAGGTTTTAGTGGTCAGGGCACATCAGGGTATTCTGGTTATAGTGGTATAAGTGGTTACAGCGGCTTTTCCGGCTATAGCGGGTATAGTGGTATAAGCGGTTATTCAGGTTATAGTGGTATTTCTGGCTACTCCGGCTACTCCGGTATATCAGGTTATAGTGGTATTTCAGGCTTTAGCGGCTGGAGCGGTTACTCTGGCTACAGTGGGTATAGCGGAGATAGCGGTATATCTGGCTATAGCGGGTATTCTGGTTATAGTGGTTATAGTGGAATAACCCCTCAGATTTGTACCGTATTTTTTCCAAATACGGGAGAATATTATTTTCAGTCAGTCGGGGAAACATTTTATCAAACCCCTATTACAGCAGGGTTAGCGTTTAACGCTGGTCAAACATTGTCTGTATACGCCGCCGGAGACAATATTGTTCAGTATATGTTTGTTCGCAGTTATGATAGCGTGACTGGTGCATTAAGTGCAATTGTAACGTATTCTCAGTCTCCTGGTTTTAAGACATATAATAATCTTGAAATATGTTTAGCAGGACAAGTAGGTATATCAGGGTATTCTGGTTATAGCGGTATTAGTGGTTATTCAGGTATATCAGGATTTAGCGGTCAAGGCATTTCAGGGTATTCTGGTTATTCAGGCTATAGCGGCATAAGCGGTTACTCAGGCTACAGCGGTATTTCTGGTTACTCTGGTTACTCTGGTATATCAGGCTATAGCGGTATAAGTGGTTATTCTGGTATATCTGGCTATTCTGGCTATAGCGGTATAAGTGGTTATTCTGGTATATCTGGCTATTCTGGCTATAGCGGTATAAGTGGCTATTCTGGTCCTTCAGGCTATTCAGGCTATTCAGGTTATTCTGGAGTATCAGGCTACTCTGGTTTTAGCGGCTATTCAGGTTACAGCGGTATTAGCGGTTATTCAGGCTATAGCGGTATTTCTGGCTACTCAGGTTTTAGCGGGATCAGCGGTTATTCCGGTTATTCAGGCTACAGCGGTATAAGTGGCTATAGTGGCTTGTCAGGTTACTCAGGTATAAGCGGTTTTTCTGGTGTGTCTGGTTATTCTGGTATAAGTGGTTACTCAGGTTTTAGTGGTATATCAGGATACAGCGGTCAAGACGGTCAAGGTTTAACCCCTGAAGCAAATAGATTATATGTTTCTAAAGACGGTAATGATAGTAATGACGGTCGAACTTTAGCTACACCTTTTCTCACCATTAAAAAAGCGGCGGCTTATGCTGCAGCTAATTTAGGTACAAAATACACTATAATCCTTATCAGTGGGGATTATACTGAAGCAAACCCAATTTATCTTGCTCCTAATGTTTCGGTCATTGGAGATAATTTAAGAAGAGTTTCAGTACGCCCAACTAACAGACAATACGATGTGTTTTGGTGCACTAATAGTGTTTATGTTTGGGGTATTACTTTTAGAGATCATTTAGCGCCAGCCGCGGCTTGCGCATTTCCAAATCTTTCTAATGCTTCTTTAACTGCAATTGCATTTAATACTACCGGGTATGAAATTACACCTCCTGCTAGCAAGCCATTTATAACTACAAGCCCGTACATTCAAGGTAGTAGCTCTATTACTTCAGGAGTAAGCGGTCTAAGCGCAGGCTGTGGTATTAGAGTAGACGGTAATTTAGCTACCGGCTATTTAAGAAGCTTTGTAACGGACTCATTTACTCAATTTAACGAAGGTGGTATGGGTATCCATATCACTAATAATGGTTACGCGCAGCTAGTATCAACCTTTACTATTTGCTGCACTGAAGGGGTAAGAGCCGACAACGGCGGCACTTGCTCAATTAATACCTCTAACTGTTCTTTTGGTCTATCCGGTCTAGTTGCAGTAGGGTATTCTTCTACCCCGGTACTTACCGGTATATTAGCGCTAGCAACTGATGGTACAGATACTATTGCAGTAAGCGCAATAACACCAAGATCTTTTCCTGCATATGATCTACCAATTGACAGGCCTTACGTAGGATTAGTATTTAAAATAGAAAATGATAATACTTTATACACTTTAGATTCTGTTACTTTAACAGATATTATAACGTACAAGTACAATATAATATCTACTTCTAATATTACTAATATACTTTCAGCTGGTTCTAAAGTAAACTTTTATATAAGAAGTACAATTACTTCAAGCTCGCATACGATGGAATATGTAGGCTCTGGTGTAACACTTGCAACTGCAGTACCTTCTTTAGGCGGAGTTGGAAATCCTGATTTAGAAGCTGTACAAAGCGACGGAGGTGCCGTATACTATACAAGTACTAATCAATTAGGTAACTTTAAAGTAGGTAGCGGATTTACAGTAGTGCAATCTACCGGAACTATTGAAGGCGAAACATTTAATAGATCTATATTATCATTAGTGACTCCCCTTACTCTTGCATTAGAGTAAAGTAAATATAATAGTATATGGCCTCGATACCATTAAACTATTTCAAAAGAGTAACTGCAGGCGCAACCACCATTCCGACAGTAATTTATACAGCCCCTGCAAGCCGGGCAGGTATTATACTTTCTGCTGTTGCATCTAACATAACTAATAGTGTTCATACTATTACAGTAGGCATTTCAGCTGATAATGTATCCGGGTCCTATTATGACTTACTTAAAGGCTTTTCTGTACCTAATGGAGATGCGGTTAATGTAGCGGTTGGTAAACTAGTTTTAGGGACCGGGGATCAATTAATTATATCTGCCGCTAGTAACTCTGCAGTAAATTTCACTTTAAGCGTGTTAGAAGCTGTTAACACACAATAATGGCCACGTACAATCAACCCCAACTTATAAGCGATAGGGTGCAGGTTATACCGCCTTTAAGTGCGGACTCGGCTCGCTATCAGTTTCTTAATTTAAAAAATGCTGAGCCTAATTTAGGAGTACCGTTAAGCGCGTCCGCTGGCGCAAATTATATTCCTATATCTAATGATTCTGGAGTAAGAAGTTTTACCACTAATAATTCTATAGTACTTTCGGGGGATAAAGTAGGCTTTGGTAAATTACCAGTTTATGCAGTTGATGTTAATGGAGATGTTAATGTTACTGGAGAATTTCGCAAAAACGGAGAAATAGTCTCCGTCAGTGGCTATTCAGGTTACAGCGGTATATCTGGTTATTCCGGGTTTAGCGGTATATCGGGCTATTCAGGTTACAGCGGTGTATCAGGCTACTCAGGTTACAGCGGTATATCGGGCTACTCAGGCTATAGTGGTATATCGGGCTATTCAGGCTATAGTGGTATTAGTGGTTACTCAGGCTATAGTGGTATATCGGGCTATTCAGGCTATAGTGGTATTAGTGGTTACTCAGGCTATAGTGGTATTAGTGGTTACTCAGGCTATAGTGGTATATCGGGCTATTCAGGCTATAGTGGTATTAGTGGTTACTCAGGCTATAGTGGTATATCGGGCTACTCAGGCTATAGTGGTATTAGTGGTTACTCAGGTTATAGCGGTGCTGACGGTATTTCTGGGTATTCTGGTATATCAGGCTACTCAGGTATATCAGGCTACTCAGGTATATCAGGCTACTCAGGCTATAGTGGTATTAGTGGTTACTCAGGTATATCGGGGTATTCAGGTTATAGCGGTGCTGACGGTATTTCTGGGTATTCTGGTATATCAGGCTATAGCGGTATAAGTGGCTATAGCGGCATATCAGGCTATTCTGGTTATTCGGGTATTTCTGGTTATTCGGGTATTTCTGGCTATTCTGGTTATAGCGGTATTATAGGAGAGTCTGGAACTTCTGGTTATTCTGGTATATCAGGTTATAGTGGTATAAGTGGTTATTCAGGTTATAGTGGTATATCAGGCTATTCCGGGGAATCAGGTTATAGTGGTATATCAGGTTATAGCGGTATATCAGGTTATTCTGGTTACAGCGGTACATCTGGTTATTCTGGTTATTCCGGTGTATCTGGTTATTCAGGTATTTCAGGCTATAGCGGCATAAGTGGTTACTCAGGTGTTTCTGGCTATAGTGGCTATAGCGGTATTAGTGGGTATAGTGGAGACGCTGGAACTTCAGGCTATAGTGGCGGTGTTGGGCAATCTGGTTATAGTGGTATTTCTGGTTATAGTGGTGCATCTGGTTTTAGCGGCTTTAGTGGTGCCCCAGCAGTTGGGGTAGTTTATTACCCGACTACTTCTGCAGCTGATATAGCTAATTTTAATTACTATGATGTAGTACCTCAATCAGGCGCTGAAACAACATCGACTACATTTATTGCTATTACTGACAATTATAAAACAGTAATTTCAAATATTACTCTTACCGGAGAGCCCGGTACTACTAGTATACCTGTAGGTACTTGGGTCTTTGATACTTATTATAGTTTAGCGGGTTTAGGTTTAGGATTAGGTAAAGTAGTAAACCTTGCGTTTGAAATATTAAAATATAACGGCAGCACTTTAACAAGCTTATTTACGGCCTACAATGATGGGGCTATTACTACCAATGTTGCTTCAGGTTCACCTGCATCTTTATTAACAGAGTATGTAATTTCTACCCCAATTGCCTTAGATGCCACGGACCGTCTAGCGATTATAACTAAAGCTAGTACAAACGATACTAATACTATACAGTTTAACTTCCATTATCTAGGCGCAGACCATTATAGCGCTGTACGAACCGGTATATACCGCGGAGCTGTAGGCACATCTGGTTTTAGCGGCTACAGCGGTATTAGTGGTTATAGTGGTATAAGTGGTTATTCTGGTCCTTCAGGTTATTCCGGTGGGTCTGGTTATAGTGGCTATAGTGGTATAAGTGGTTATTCTGGTACAAGTGGTTATTCCGGTATATCTGGTTATAGTGGACCTCAAGGTACAGTAGGCACTCAAGGCCCTACCGGTACGTCGGGTTATAGTGGTATATCAGGCTACTCTGGGCCACAAGGTGCTATTGGTACCTCAGGCTACTCAGGTATAAGTGGTTTTTCTGGTATATCTGGTTATAGCGGTTATTCAGGTATACCAGGCGACTCGGGCACATCAGGTTATTCTGGTATATCAGGCTACTCCGGTATAAGTGGTTTTTCTGGTATATCTGGTTATAGCGGTTACTCCGGTATAAGTGGTTTTTCTGGTATATCTGGTTATAGCGGTTACTCTGGTATATCAGGCTATTCTGGTCCACAAGGTACAGCTGGCGCCCAAGGTACTACTGGTACTCAAGGCATTACCGGAACATCTGGTTTTAGTGGTGTATCGGGGTATTCTGGTTTATCAGGGTATAGTGGTTACTCAGGTATAAGCGGCTTTAGCGGACCTCAAGGCACTACTGGTACTTCAGGCTTTAGCGGTATATCGGGTTATAGTGGTATAAGCGGCTTTAGCGGTCCTCAAGGCACTACTGGCACGCAAGGCACTACTGGTACTTCAGGCTATAGCGGTATAAGTGGTTATAGCGGTATATCTGGCTACTCTGGACCGCAAGGCACAACCGGTACTCAGGGTACTACTGGCACTTCAGGCTTTAGTGGTATATCTGGCTATTCAGGCATATCAGGGTATAGTGGCCCACAAGGCACTACTGGTACATCAGGGTTTAGTGGTATAAGTGGTTATAGCGGTATATCTGGTTATTCGGGCCCGCAAGGTACTACTGGTACGCAAGGTACTACTGGTACATCTGGCTATAGCGGTATATCTGGTTATTCGGGCCCGCAAGGTACTACTGGTACGCAAGGTACTACTGGTACATCTGGCTATAGTGGTATATCAGGTTATTCGGGCCCGCAAGGTACTACTGGTACGCAAGGTACTACTGGTACATCAGGGTTTAGTGGTATATCGGGATACTCAGGTATATCAGGTTATTCGGGCCCGCAAGGCACAACCGGTACTCAGGGTACTACTGGCACTTCAGGCTTTAGTGGTATATCTGGCTATTCAGGCATATCAGGGTATAGTGGCCCACAAGGCACTACTGGCGCACAAGGCGTAACCGGCACTCAGGGTACTACTGGTACTTCAGGCTTTAGCGGTATATCTGGATATTCTGGACCGCAAGGTACTACTGGCGCACAAGGCGTAACCGGCACTCAGGGCACTACTGGTACATCAGGGTTTAGCGGTATATCAGGATATTCTGGCCCACAAGGTACTACTGGCACTCAAGGCACTACTGGCACTTCAGGCTTTAGCGGTATAAGTGGTTATAGCGGTATATCTGGCTACTCTGGCCCACAAGGTACTACTGGCACGCAAGGCACTACTGGTACATCAGGGTTTAGCGGTATATCAGGATATTCTGGCCCACAAGGTACTACTGGTACGCAAGGCACTACTGGCACTTCAGGCTTTAGCGGTATAAGTGGTTATAGCGGTATATCTGGCTACTCTGGCCCACAAGGTACTACTGGCACTCAGGGTACTACTGGTACTTCAGGCTTTAGCGGTATATCAGGATATTCTGGCCCACAAGGTACTACTGGTACGCAAGGCACTACTGGTACGCAAGGTACTACTGGCACTTCAGGCTTTAGTGGTATAAGTGGTTATAGCGGTATATCTGGCTACTCTGGCCCACAAGGTACTACTGGCACTCAGGGTACTACTGGCACTCAGGGTACTACTGGTGCCCAAGGTATTACAGGCACGCAAGGCACTACTGGTACATCAGGGTTTAGCGGTATATCAGGATATTCTGGCCCACAAGGTACTACTGGCACTCAAGGCACTACTGGCACTTCAGGCTTTAGTGGTATATCTGGCTATTCCGGTGTTAAAGGTGCAACCGGCTCTCAAGGAGCAACTGGCGCACAAGGTACTACTGGCACTCAAGGCACTACTGGCACATCAGGCTTTAGTGGTATATCTGGTTATTCTGGCCCACAAGGTACTACTGGCGCTCAAGGCACTACTGGCACTACTGGTGCCCAAGGTATTACCGGGACCCAAGGCACTACTGGCACTTCAGGCTTTAGCGGTATAAGTGGTTATAGCGGTATATCTGGCTATTCCGGTGCAAAAGGTGCAACCGGCTCTCAAGGAGCAACTGGCGCGCAAGGCACTACTGGCACTACCGGTACCCAAGGCACTACTGGTGCCCAAGGCACAACCGGCACTCAAGGTACTACTGGTACTTCAGGCTTTAGCGGCATAAGTGGTTACTCAGGTGTTTCTGGCTATTCCGGTGCAAAAGGTGCAACCGGCTCTCAAGGAGCAACTGGCGCGCAAGGCACTACTGGCACTACCGGTACCCAAGGCACAACTGGCGCACAAGGCACAACCGGCACTACCGGTACCCAAGGCACTACTGGCGCACAAGGCACAACCGGCACTCAGGGTACTACTGGTACTTCAGGCTTCAGCGGTATAAGTGGTTATAGCGGTATATCTGGCTATTCTGGTGCCAAAGGTGCAACTGGCTCTCAAGGAGCAACTGGCGCGCAAGGCACTACCGGCACTACCGGTACCCAAGGCACAACTGGCGCACAAGGCGCAACCGGCACTCAGGGTACTACTGGTACATCGGGCTTTAGCGGTATATCTGGCTATTCTGGCGCCAAAGGCACAACTGGATCTCAAGGTGCGACCGGCACCCAAGGTAATACTGGCGCCCAAGGCACTACCGGTACCCAAGGTATAACTGGTACATCGGGCTTTAGCGGTATTTCAGGTTACTCTGGTGCATTTGCGGGCACTGGTACAACAAATTATGTAGCTAAGTTTACTGGTGCAAGTTCATTAGGTAATAGTCAGATATTTGATAACGGTACAAACGTCGGTATTGGTACTCAAAGTGCCGCTTATAAATTAGAAGTCAGTGGTTCATTTGCTGCAACTACTAAGTCTTTCGTAATTGATCACCCAACTAAGCCTGGTAAGAAATTAGTATACGGTGTTATAGAAGGCCCTGAGCATTCGGTCTTTATACGTGGTAAAACCACTACAAATGTAATACCTTTACCAGAGTATTGGTTTAATTTAGTAGACGAAGAAACAATTACCGTTCAACTCACACCTATAGGCGCATTTCAAAAGCTTGTAGTCTTAGAAGCAAATAGTAGACAAGTCACTATTAAGAATGATAGTATGCTTGACTCTCTAATTGATTGCTACTTCTTCATACAAGCAGAACGTAAAGACATACCAAAATTAGTAACGGAGGTGTAACATGGCAACAAACTATTCTCCAAGAGTAGTAACCGATGGCTTAGTGATGTGTTTAGATGCTGGTAATCAAAAAAGCTATTCAGGATCTGGTACTGCTTGGAATGATTTAAGCTTTACAGGTAACAATGCAACTTTAGTTAATGGACCGACTTACAGTGGTGCAAATGGCGGAGCAATTACTACTGATACTGTTGATGATTATATTTCAGTTAATAATAGCTCTTCTTTACAATTAACAACTGGCTTTACAGTTGGTATGTGGGTTAAGTTTAATAATGCTATAGGGGTATCTTACAAAAATCTTATAGGAAAACCTACATATACTAAGTACGGAATAATTATTGAGTGGTATGGTAATAATCCGTTATTACCAGATTTTATTTCAACAGGAGGCGCAAGAAATACTGGACCCGGGCTACTTTATCCTTCATTAACTAATTGGAATTATGTAGTACACTCTTACGATAAAAACGGAGGCGCCAATAACCAACGATTTCATGTATGGCATTCAGGAACATATACCAGCGCATATGCTACGCCCGGTGCGCTTAATATAGAAACATCGACAGACCCTCTTTATATAGGAGGAGCCGGAGCTGGTTTAACAATAAGTTGCGTGTGGGTTTATAATCGTGGTATAACTAATAATGAAGTACTACAAAATTACAACGCAACTAGATCTCGCTTTGGATTATAATTTATGTACAGCGCTCGTGAATTCATGATAATAAATTCTTCTCAAATCAGCGCTGTTGATTTTGAGCAAGTTTTAGAAACATCTCCAGAAACTTTAAGGTATTCTGTTGACAAATCACTAACCCTTTTTAAATGGGACAATAATAAAACTAATGGTATCCCTTCAAGTATTGCTAATATACCTAGCGAGTATAAACAAGGGCCTTATAACTACGAAGAAATGATGATAGAGTTAAACTCTCCTGTCTGGACCCAGCCTACATCAGGTATATAAGTAATAATATGGGGTATAATAACGGACCAAAAATAGTAACAGATCGTTTAGGGCTGTATATTGACTCGGGTAATATTAAAAGCTATTCGGGAACTGGTACAGTATGGAATGATATGACTAATAACGGGTTAAATTTTTCTGGGTCTGCTTCTTATATAACCCCGTTAAGCGGAGCATCTGCTGGCTATACCTGGTCGACCGGGACGACAAATTTATTAGACACCGATCAACATTCAATATTTTTTAGAATACGGTTTAATTCTACTGCTGGTAATTCAACTGGTACTACTGGAAGCTGGGAAAAAATATTTACTTATGCTCCGGCTACAACTGATAGAAGCCCGGGGGTATGGAGATGGCCAAGTAATAGATGGATACACTGGAGATACGATCCAGGCAATACCGGTTGCGATTTTGGGTATAATAGTATTACTTTAGATTCTAATAGTGAGTTTCCGTTAAACACGTGGTTTTATATAGGGGTAACTAAAAATGCAAATGAAACAATAAATTATGTTAACGGGAAACGAATAGGGGCACAGTACCCGACTAGCAATAAAACATCTGGTTCGTCGCCAATTTATATATTTGAATATTACACTAATCCGTTATGTAATGTTGATAATATGTTTATATACAATAAAGTTTTAACTGATTCAGAAGTATTACAAAACTACAACGCATTAAAAGGAAGGCTTGGTTTACCGTGAGTATATTTGGAGGGCCTAAAGTTGTTACTGACAATTTAATACTTTGCTTGGATGCAGGTAATAAAAAAAGCTATCCTGGTTCTGGTACTGTATGGTACGATTTAACTCCAAACAATAATAATTTTAATATAATTGCTACCGCATATAATGCAGCAGGTTATATGGACTTTAACGGGGCATACGGTTGTGCTAAAAATAGTACAGATATATCTTTATCCGATGCTACTGGTGTAACGTATCATATTGTTACTCGAGTTAAAAATTCGACTGCTGAATGGAGAACTCTTACTCGCTCCTACGATGCCGATCACCAAGTCATTATAGAAAGCGGCGGTTGGAATATAGGTATGTATGATAATAATGGTGCCGGGTTCTTAGGTACAGGTTTTTCCCAGCAAAATTTACCAGGCAACGGCACTACCACCTGGATACAAATATACTGGAGGTGGCAGTCCTCTTCTCCGTATTATCAATTTAGTTACAATGACTCTCCTACAGTAACTAGAGGTACCATTGCTGACGCTAATTCTAGATACAATAGAGGTTTTGGATCTTTAGGGGCTTATCATAATGGTAGTACTGACCCTGCTAATTCGTCTCAGTACTGGGGAGATATAGCATACTTTGCGGCTTATAATAGGTTTTTAAATAATTCAGAACTACTTCAAAATTATAATGCATTAAAAGGAAGGTTTAAACTATGACCACTAAAGCAGACGTAAAACAGATGTGCGATGCAATAATTGGACAGTTATTCTGGTTAGATACTGAACCAGATAGCGAACTGATACAGCAAATGAAAATATATCGTCAAAGTTTAATTAATTACCCCAACACCTATGTAGAAGGTACTATGACTATATTCCCTTTAGACCCTAGAATAAAAATATGAGTATAGCCGGCGGCCCAAAAATAGTTACAGATGGCCTAGTACTATACTGGGATATGGCTGAACCTGACTGCTACCCGGGGTCCGGTACTACTATATACGATTTATGTCGTAATTATGACGGCACTCTTTTTAATTCTCCTACTTTTTCAAGAGCTAACGGTGGTATATTAACATTTAATGGTAGTAGTAGTTATGTAACTGGTACCACTGCTAATTTTTCTACTACAAATTGCACGGTCATGGGTGCTGCAAAATATAACGGGTCGAATGGCCGTATGATAAACGGCGCCAACAATAACTGGTTGATGGGCCATTGGGGTAATTCAGTAGGTAATTTTTACGCAGAAGGCTGGATAACCGGGGTGGGGGCCGGTGGTACCGATAATAACTGGAAAATATATACTACTTTAAATAATTATAGTTCTGATTCTTGGGGATTTTATATTAATGGTGCTCCAAATACTTTGGCCAGCACAGGCGGATCTCAGGGACCGAACGGTATTGCTATAGCAAGATATAACCCAGGAGCTACAGAATACTCAGATGGCAGCTTTTCTTTTTTAATGATTTACAATAGACTATTAAATGCATCTGAAATATTACAAAATTATAACGCTTTAAAAGGACGGTTTAATATATGAGTTACAATAACGGACCTAAAATAGTTACCGATAATTTAGTGTTATATTTAGATGCAGGTAACACTAAAAGCTATCCTCAGCCAAATGAAGCCTGGGTAGATTTAAGTAATAGCGGTAACAATGCTAACGGCGCCGGCTTTCCCGGCGCCAGTAGCCCGGTATTTTCTACTGATGGTAAAGGTTGTTTTGATTTCAGCGGGACTACAGGGGGTAGCGCAGCTGCAGCCTCAACAGGTTTTACGTTTGCTTCTAATATGGTACCTACTACAGGTAACTTTACTTTTGAATGCTGGATTAAAAACCCGCCCGCGGCAGGTCAGACAGGTTTGTTTAGTAATGCTAGTGGCGGGGATGGGTATAGATTTGGACCTGGGTATGATGGTACATATGTGCTAATAGGTCCAAATTATACAGAATTCAGTATATCTTGGAATGGCAATTTAAATTCAGCTTTATGGTACCATGTAGTAACAACGTGGGACAGAACTAGTGCGTATAGAATTAATGCCTTTTTAAACGGGGTTTATAAAAATTATGGTAGTATTCCAACAACTCAAACTGCTATGCAAAATGGTGCACCAGGTATAGTAAGAAGCCCTTGTTGTGGGGTTTATACCGGCAAATTAGCTATATTTAAAGTGTATACTAGAATTCTTAATGATAGGGAAATCCTCCAAAATTACAATGCAACTAAGTCGCGATTTGGACTCTAAACTATAAATATATACAATGCCAGATATTATCATATCTCCTCAGCGCGGTACTAGTAATAATCCAAGTGTACAATTTGTTGGATTATCTGCGGTTAACAATCTTACCCCATCTGGTTCATCTATACGTCTTGAAGTTTTACCGGAAGGTCAAGTTGCGTTTATAGGTTCTGCGGGTTCTCTTTTTAGTATTACTGATTCTCTTACTGGTTCGTTAATGGCGGTAAGCGACCAATCTGGTCTTCCTATATTAGAAGTTTTTAGTACAGATAGAGTAGTAGCGGGTAAATACAATACTAATGCATTTGTAGTATCTGGTAATAACGTGGGTATACGTAAAAACCCTGACACTTTTAATCATACTTTAGATGTTAACGGGTTTGTCAATACCACTCGGGGTTATTATTTGAGTGGTAGTCCTGTTTCTATACAAGGCACGACTGGCACGCAAGGTACAACTGGTACGCAAGGCACAACCGGTTCAACTGGTCTTCAAGGTATTACTGGTGCTCAAGGTGCTACCGGCACCCAGGGTATTAAAGGCGCGACTGGCTCTCAAGGTGCAACAGGCACTACTGGTGCTCAAGGTGCTACCGGCACCCAGGGTATTAAAGGCGCGACTGGCTCTCAAGGCGCAACAGGCACTACTGGTGCTCAAGGTACAACTGGTACTCAAGGTATTAAAGGCGCGACTGGCTCTCAAGGAGCGACAGGCACTACTGGTACATCTGGTTTTAGCGGTATATCAGGCTTTTCTGGTGCAAAAGGCACAACTGGATCTCAAGGTGCGACCGGCACTACTGGTGCTCAAGGCACAACTGGCGCTCAAGGCACAACTGGTGGTACAGGCGGTACAGGCACATCAGGGTTTAGTGGTATATCTGGTTATTCTGGTACCAAAGGCTCCCAAGGTACTACCGGTACAACCGGTACCCAAGGCTCGACTGGCGTAAGCCCGGGGGGTACAACAAATTATATACCTAGATTTTCTGGCTCAACTACAATAGATAATAGTTATATTTATCAAGGCTCAACGCCAGGCACATTCGTAAATAGTTCTGCTTCTGTTTTTTACGCGGGCACGTACTTTACTGTAGCATCTAACGGGGATGTTACTTCTACCTCATTTACTTCAACATCTACTCGCTCTTCGAAGACTAATATTAGACCTCTTGCCAATATAATTACCGACCCTCTTAATACAGTCTCTGCTCTTTCTGCAATAGTATACGACAATATAAATGATACTGGAGATGTTGACTTAATCGGTTTAGTAGCTGAAGATGTATTACCATATGTACCTCAGGTAGTAATGACTAAATTAAACGAAAGTAATGAAGAGGTTTGCGTGGGTATAGAGTATAGTCGTTTAACTGCTTTATTAGTTGAAGCGGTTAAGTCCTTAACTAATAAAGTTAACACTTTACAGTCTCAGCTAGCTAGCCTAAGCGCAAGTTAGCAATAAATAGTAAGGCTTGGCTAACTTAAAGGAAAGTTTTTTTAGTTTATCTGAAACTCTAATCAATACTATTAGAGTGTATAAAGAACGTGGCGCTGTAATAGCAGAAGAAAGTAAGCAAGAAACGCGTATTAAACAATGTATAAATTGCGCGGATTTTATAGAAGGTAGATGTAATAAATGTGGTTGTTTTATGAATGTAAAAGTAAGATTAGAAGCTGCAAAATGCCCGGTAGGTAAATGGTAAACCAAGCTTTCGCAGTAAATATTAACAATGCCTGTTGTTAATATACAATCTTTAACTAAACCTACTACTTTAACTGTAGAGACTGATACAGGCAATCCGTATTCTTTTCAGGAATGGAAGCTTAATCATAATAACATAGATGCCCGGGCTCAAATAGAACAGTATAATGTTTATTTAAAAGATTGGTATAAAAAAAGAGCTGCTAAACCTCAAGCGATTAATTTATACGTTAAGACTTTATATATAAATTTTCTTAAACAGTTAGGTTTAACTGCTCGTAACGAAGAAGAACAACAGTTTTTTAGTTCGGTCAATTTTGATGATAATTTAGATTTACAAACAGCTATTACTTTTTACGCTCGTAAGTTAAAAGACGTATCTAGATACCTAGCAGAACGTCGTAATAGCGTTGTTTATACCAAATTAAAAAATAACTTACTCGGTACTAGTAGTTATTTAGAGAGATTATTCTACAACTATATTCTCAGCGTTTATACTCAGCGTCCTGATTCAAATAGAACCGGATTAATTATAACTAATGGAGATTTAGTACAGTATTTACCTAACTTAGAGGACATAACGGATACCTTTACCATAGAGATAGAAGAATTATACGACACAGCAAATTATTTAGATAGAGACCCTAGTGTTAATATATCCCAGTATACTACATTTGCAGCAGAGACTAGTGCTAAGCTTTATGAGACATCTTACTATGAAATTCCTGCAGAGTATTTGCTCGGTTTAATTATTGATGCATTAAATGCAGCTAATACTCTAAATCCTTGTTATGGGGTAACCGGGTTTGCAGGTACAAATGTAAGTAATAGCAGTATGGCTAGCAGCAATGTTTATGTATACACAGGAGATGGAGCTACAACTACATACAATATAGGTACTATTACTAAGAGTGACGTAAGCCTTTATAGAGTTTCAATCGATGGATTATCTCAAACCCCGGGCACTGCATACACAATTAGCGTACAAAATAGTAGCATAATTTTCTCTGAACCAGTACCTGCTGGCGCGGAAATAAGCATAATAGTACCGGCATAACATGGCTTTAACAAGACTCAACACCCCGGATATGGTTCCGCCGCTGAAAAATCTCAGCGTGCAAGGAGTACAAGGTATACAAGGCCCTTCTGGTTCAGGCACCAGCGGAAGTGGTAGTGGGGCTCAAGGATCTGCTGGCTCTCAAGGTGCTACTGGATCCCAGGGCCCATCAGGGGGCGGCGGTGGCGGTTCTCAAGGCACTCAAGGTACAATTGGTACTCAGGGTACTACAGGAGCTGGTACCCAAGGTACAACAGGTGCAGGCACTCAAGGCACTACTGGCGCGCAAGGAGTAAATGGCACTCAAGGTAGTGCCGGTACCCAAGGTACAACAGGTGCAGGCACTCAAGGCGCAACTGGCGCTCAAGGAGTAGATGGTACTCAAGGTAGTGCTGGTACTCAAGGTACTACAGGTGCAGGCACTCAAGGCGCAACTGGCGCGTCTGGTTTTTCTGGTATATCTGGTTATTCAGGCGTACAGGGTACAGCCGGCGGCGGCGGCAGTGGAGAATCAGTAAAACAAACAATAACTTATAGCAATAGTTTTTCTACTGGAAATGCTATAAGAAAAACAAACTCAGGTTGGAGCTTAGCTCAGGCAGACGACGTAATAGATGCAGAAGCCACAGGTATAGTAGAAACTGCATCTGGGTCTGATTTTACTATAGTGTACAGTGGCTATATAAACGGCCTTACCGGGCTTACTGAAGGAGACGTGTATTTTGTTTCTCCTTCGACTGCAGGTGCTCTTACTAATACTACTCCAACAACCAACGGAGAGATATCTAAACCTATATTAATAGCTACTTCGTCTACTACTGGTATAGTAGTAAACATGCGTGGTATACAGATTACTAACGCGACAGTACAAGGTGTACAAGGAGTACAAGGTCCTTCTGGTGGAGGTGGTGGTGGCACGCAAGGTTCCCAAGGAGCGCAAGGCATATCTGGTTTTTCAGGTATAAAAGGAACACAGGGCACTACTGGGGCTCAAGGCTCTATTGGTATTCAAGGTACACAAGGGGCTACCGGTGCAGGTACTCAAGGAATTGCAGGGGCTTCTGGTTTTTCTGGCATTAAAGGAGCTCAAGGTTCGACTGGTACTCAAGGCACTATTGGCGCCGGTACTCAAGGTGTTACTGGTACATCAGGATTTTCTGGAGAAATCGGGACTCAAGGTATAAAAGGTGCACAGGGCACAAATGGTACAGCAGGTACTTCTGGTTATTCTGGTCCTCGAGGAGTACAAGGAGTACAAGGCGCTACCGGAACCCAAGGATCTAATGGTACACAAGGTATATCAGGTTATTCTGGTGTGCAGGGTCCTGTTGGAAGTGGTGCACAAGGTATACAAGGTATATCAGGTTATTCTGGCACTCAAGGCGCGTTAGGGGTCCAGGGATCCCAAGGTATATCGGGATATTCTGGCCCTAAAGGAGACGTTGGCTCGCAAGGTACTACAGGTATTTCTGGTTTTTCTGGTGCAAAAGGTACTACTGGTACTCAAGGAACTAAAGGAGATACCGGGACACAAGGTACTCAAGGCGTCTCTGGTTTTTCTGGTGCAAAAGGTACTACTGGTACTCAAGGAGCAATAGGCACTCAAGGAACTAAAGGCGAAACTGGCACGCAAGGCACTACTGGTACATCTGGTTTTAGCGGTATATCAGGCTTTTCTGGTGCAAAAGGAGCGACTGGTACGCAAGGCGCTACTGGCGCTCAAGGCACAACTGGCGCTCAAGGCACAACTGGCGCTCAAGGCACAACAGGCACGCAAGGTATATCCGGTTTTTCAGGCGTTAAAGGCGCCCAAGGTACTACCGGCGCTGGTACACAAGGTACAACAGGCGCTCAAGGCACAACAGGAACACAAGGTATTACTGGAACCGGTACTCAAGGTACAACAGGCACGCAAGGTACAACAGGAACACAAGGTATATCCGGTTTTTCAGGCGTTAAAGGCGCCCAAGGTACTACCGGCGCTGGTACACAAGGTACAACAGGCGCGCAAGGTACAACAGGCACCCAGGGTATATCCGGTTTTTCAGGCGTTAAAGGCGCCCAAGGTACTACCGGCGCTGGTACCCAAGGTACAACAGGTACCCAGGGTATATCTGGTTTTTCAGGCGCACAAGGTACAACAGGCGCACAAGGTATTACTGGAGCTGGTACCCAGGGTACAACAGG